AACCATCCTCGACTAGCACATCCCCCCCATCCCCATCTGCGAATCTCTGTAAATCAAAGAGCTCTGCCATGTCTATTCCTCCTTTGTTTCTGCCGCCGCAATCATGGCTTTCAGTTCGTTCAGCGTCTCACAATATTCGCGCTCCGCCTTCTGCTTCTCCGAAAGCAAGTCCTTATTGGCTGTGATGATGTTCTGTATGTGGAGTCCAACGCGCCGCTCCCCTTCCATGACGAGCAGACGATTCACGTTATCCTCCGCGAATGCCGTCCCTCCGAACAGGTGACAGCGTTCAAACAGGCGCATAACGAACCAGCGCCCCTCTGCCGAATGCATCAACGAGAGAAGCGCTGCACGATCTTTTGATTCAATTTTCTCATCTGCGATACGCCGCATTTTATCTACGGGGCTCTGTTCATAGTCCATTGACGCACCTCCTACAGATCACTCATGCCGAGAAGCTGCTGCATGGCGGGATTGCCGTCCTGTGCTGCCTCTGTTGCGTTCTTCGCCGCCTGCGCTGCGGGTGCCGCCATCTGTGCCATTTGTGCCGCCTGCTGCATCTGCTGTGCCTTCTCCGCCGCTTCCTGCTTCTGCTGCTGTATCTGCGCAAACTCATCGTCTGTGCGCTTGATTGCCGCAGGTGCACCGAGCATGTCAAAGTAGCGGTTGACGCTCTCATTCCAATCGACCTTATCCAGCACGTCTTGATTAAACTGCGCGATCTGCGCGACGAACGCTACCGCCTGCTCAATGTTGACAAGCCCCGACATCTTCTGTGCCTGTGCAAGCGGTGAGATGTACTCAATCTTGAGTTCCTGCTCCGCCAGCATTGCCGCTGTTTCTTCGTCTTCAGGCTCAGGAAACATCCGCTCACGGTCAAGGATGTTATACACGCGCTCGATGATGCGCCCGAGAAACTCAAACTGCATCCGCTGTACCACAGGCCCAAGGATGTTCATCTTCTCCTGTGTCCGTTCGAGCACCTCACGCGCAGTCATGGATTTATCCTGTTGGTCGAGCATCATGAAAAGGTCTGCGCTGTACGCACGCTTAATGCGCGTCGTGACATCCGCGACAACCTCCCGCAGATGATCGAGATTCCCCTGCACTTGGAAAAGCGGCGTGACAGCGTCCTTCTGCATGGCAAATGTCTTGCCGCCAGGGACGAGATTCACGCCCTTGATGCCGAGCTCCGCAGACGCGACAACGGGCGGCTTTACCGTCAGTTCGACCATCGTCAGCTTGTCCTTTTCAAGGAGATGCAGGACTTTTGCGTCCCCTTCTGCAAACCAACCGGGGCCTTTGCCGTAGCTGTCATTCCCAGAGACGAGATACCGCGCCACGGGGACAGGCCACTCGTGGAATCCGCCGATATGGAGGAATTCATCTTCCGTGCTTCCCTCCACGTAATAGACAGAGACAAACGGCAGGTGAAAGCTCCCCAGCTTCTTCGGGTCATAGTTTCGATTCGCCCCGACATACCAGACAACGGTATGTGTCGCCTTAATGCCGGGCGTATTGGACAGCTCCGCGCGGATATTGTCGGGTGCATTCTCCGCGCCGAACTTATCCACGATCTGTGACGCGCTCATTTTTACCTTGCGGCAAAACGTCTGCACCGTTCCGTCGGGTCCATTCTCCATCGCATAGCTGCCAATCGGATAGGGGACAAAATGTACGCCATATTGATGATCGGGGAAAATGCCGAGCGGCGCCTGCCCAAAGGCAAGCTCCAAATAACAGCTGTGCACTGCCGTGTAGAAATTGCTCTTTTCCAGCACGTCCGCAAGAATATCAATGCGCTCGTCCAGAATCCGCCCGAGCTCCGAATTATCCTTGAGTTCCGTATCCGCAAAATCCAGGCGAAACCACTTGCGCGACGGCGGCGTGAGTCCGCCCATAACACCAGCGGCAAAAATTTGATTACTGTCCCATGCGCAGTTATGCCACACATTGGTATCCTTGCGATTGCCCGCGTTCGTCTCATCGTCCACCCCGTCAAACACGCCGACATAGGGCAGTTGATAGGCGCGGATTGCCTTCCAGCGGGCTTCATACGTATTGCGTTTTTCAATCAGCTGCTTTACCACCTGCTCTATCGGCTTGCGTGATAGAGACAGCTTCGCCGCAAGATCACTCGCACGAATCAGCGGGGGCAGTCGTGCCCCCTGTGCATTCTCTTCCTTCATGCTTCTCCTCCTTAACCGAGGGTTGTGCGCCCGTTCCCTGTTGCTCCGCCGAGAATCGTGTCACGATCACTTGAGAGCATCGTCGATGCGCGTCCATGACGCCGCTTTTGGGACTTCGTTGCATCACTCGTTCCGACATCCGAGGACTGCACCACCGTCGGGGCAGGGTCTACCTTGGGCGGCGTATAACTTCCGCCGCCGCCTCCTCCGCTGCACATAGAAATCACCTCCTTTCAGTGCAACAAAAAAGCAATGTGCGTATTCTTCACATTGCTTCGAATGGGTCATACTCCGTGTTGCACATCTGTCTTTGCCGCCCTACACGTCCCTGCATATAGACAGGACGGGCAAACGTCAAGACAAGCGCATCCGCAAGGTCAGGGCTCTTCCCCGTGCGCTCCTTTAACTTCTCTTTTGGCTCAAGAATAATGCGCCCCGACGGGTTGAATTTATATTCCACCGTCGAAAGCTCCGTCTTGAGTTCCGCGTTCTTCGGCAGCGCGCCGCCAGACGTCAGCCAGTCGCGGCACTTAAAATACATTTCCGCGCGGATATTCGCATAACGGTCAGTACTCAGTGCCGCTTCGCCAAAATTGACCTCACTCACTTGATACTGCAGCTGCCGCAGTCGGTCAATGACACCCGCACCCATAGCCCCTGCGTCGATAAAGACAGCCTGTGGCCGATATTGGTTAATGCAGTCAATCACACGATTGGCCACCTCCATTGTGGAAAGTCCCGTAAACGTGCGAACATCTCTCGTCCAAAGCCCTTGGCGCACGCAGAGCACCGTTCGGTCGTCGCCGAATCGTGCCACATCCACGCCGAGGATAACGGGCTGCCCCTCTACATCCCTTTCCGTCAGCTCTCTTTCCGCCGCCGCACTCACTAGGTCAATCGGGATAACAACGTCAGAGGCCGAGGCCGTAAAGTCACAGAGAAGCTCCTGCCGAATCTCCATATCGGTCATTTGTGCTTTCATGTCGGCGAGCTCTTCGGCAGAGATAACGTCCGTCTCATCCGCACGGTAGAGACAGGCGTACCAATCCGCCGACTTCTCCGCGTGTCGGTACATCTCATAAAATTGATTCTGCCCCTTCGGCGTGCCGATAAATACCGCCCAGCCCTGCCGATCTGCAAGCGCAGGACGGATAACACCGCCCCAGAGCTCAGGCTTGATATCCGCATACTCGTCGAGGATAACCCCGTCAAGATAGATACCGCGCAGCGCATCGGGGTGATCTGCACCAATGATATAGAGACGCGCCCCAGGAGAGCCGTTATGACGCGTGGGAAGCTCTACATAGAGCTCCGACTCGTTCACCGTGCGCCCGGGGATAGGATTCGTGTAGTATTTCAGGTACTCCCACGCCACACGCTTAGCCTGATTGCGGTATGGCGCAACGTAGGCATAGACAGGTGCCTTCTTCTCGTTGAGTATCGCCTTTTTTAACATCTCATTGACCGTGCCGACCGTCTTGCCGAAACGTCGGTGACAGACAAGCGCGGCGAATCTGTACCGCGTCAGCGCAGGATGTATCGTGTCGCGCCATATCGGGCGTGGCGTGTATGGTATGACAACTGTGCTCATGTGCCACCCTCCCAGCGGAATGTAATCGGCGCACCGTCAACCCCGCTTATCTGTGTCTTGTTGATATACACACCATCCATCTTGTTGAGTAAGTCCATAGCCCGCAGACGATCAGTTTTGCCCGTATCCTCATCACGGGCAAACCGTGTAAGTAGTTCGCGCCTTTCTGCCGCATCCATGATCTTGTGCGAATCCATCTCGCTTTGAAGTTCAACAATTCGCCGTTGAATCCCAACATTTCCCAACAATCTAGCCGCCGCCGTCCCCGCGACTTTGTCCGAGCGTGCCTTGTAACCCGCGCGCTTGTAGGCTTCCGTGGCATTGCCACACCGTACAAATTCGATGCAAAATTTTTCTTGTAACCGCTGCACAATACCACCTCCTCTGCAAACAAAAAGGACACCGCCGCAGCTGTGTCCTCCGAGCGTTTCCCGAAGTACCGCGCTCTATACCCTATAAAATTTATATCTCCCGCCGACGATCTATAAAAAATCGTCAAAACTTACATCTCCTCCCCACGAGAAAAGCCGCCTCGATTGAGACGGCTCGTCACGGAGTATAGGAGGTAATGCGCGGCAGCTTGGGGCTATCTCCAAACTACCCACACTAGCATTTTAGCACCGCAAAAAGGCTTTATGGGAGGTATCTATTTAATTTTTTTTCTGCTCAAGTTTTAGATATGCTTCGACAACACGGTCAATGATATATCGCCACATATCCTTAAGCACGGCCTCACCAACGAAAAACTCCGAGTTAAGAAACCGCTCCCGCATAGCCGCGCAGTACATCATCTGCGTGCGTACGAGCCACGCCCTGCGTCCTCTGCCTGCCTTGTCGCGTGATGCCTTACGCCGTGCGTCAAGGAATATCCTCTTGCGTTCGGATAGTCCACGCTCAACAAACTCCACTGCACGCAGCCATGTGTAGGCAGGATACGTCTCGTCAAATTTGACACCACGCAGAGCCTCTGCCTCCGTCGGATGCCCCGGCAGGTTCCCGCCTCCTCCCTGCACAGTCCCGCGTACATACTCCTCACGTTTCAGGCGGTAGGTTTTCAGCTCCTCCGCATAGTTCAGCAGCATGGCTTCTGCCTGCTTGCGATCTTGCCGAATCTCGTCTGCCATCTGCAATGCTGTGTCATTTTCCAGCATCGAATACCCCCTCCTCAAAACGGAATATCCTCATCGGATACCGCCGTGCTCCCCTGTGCGCCGCGCGGTTTCTCGCC